TTAGAAAATAGGCGTGTATATATCTACTTCGGGATAATATTCTCTAAGATAGCTTATAAAGTTATCATAAGCATTGATAAGAGAACTTTTATGTGAAATTAACTCTTGTTCGATCTCTAAAACTTTGTCTGATGGCAACTCGTCATAATTAAAGTGACAATTAAGATTATGGTTAGCACCACCAAACACCGGAATACCTCTGATGTCTGAAATCGGCAATTCCCCATTTATAATATAATCAATATTATTATACGAGTTAATAAAGCTTTGAAAGTGATTTTGAAGTGAATCATCATTCAAAGGATAGTTCGCTGGAAAATCCTTTAGAATATTATCAAATTGATCTCCAAAGATCAGGAAATCAATATGAAAAGAATGAGGTAAAGTATCAACTAATGAACGAAGCCTTGCAAAAGGCGTATAACGGAAATAAGCATTTAAAAACTCTACGTCAGACTTTCTTTTTTTATCCGCGAACAAACTTCTATCCGTAACATTATTGATATGTGCTTCAAAATCCTTTTTAATTTGATGCAATTTCTCAACTGTATAAGTGATAGGATCTTGATCAACTCTGATATGATCATTCGCACATAATAAGATTAAATTTTCATATGAATTGTCATTAGCTAACAAATCGTCACCACGGGGGCCTTTTGGGCTTTTAGCTATAACATGTGCCATCTGCCCAATGTGTACCTGCTGACCGAATAGAGATGTACCACAAATATTACAATGCCCAGCAGAAAGTGCATACAATTTTTTTATTGCCGCTATAGTAATTGAATCGCTCATTAATCAAACCCTCAAATGCCTATTTTATGTTACATTAACATTTTAAAGGAAAAAAACATTAACTTCCACCTACCATAATCAATAATACCTGCAATAGTTGTCCCAACGGAACTTGGATCACAACAATGCCGAATGCATCAAGTACTGGAACGATGATCCAGTTGTAGAGTATGATTAGTGTGATCACAAATCCCAGAGCGTTACGCCAGTGAAATGTTACTTTCTCGATCTCTTCTTTGTTTGTTTCTATCTGTCCGTCTGCTTTAGTTTGAGTAACTTCCTTTTCGATAGTCTTCTTCTTTAGAAAGAAGTCCATACCTGTTTTTACTAATTCAATTAATATACTAATCATTTTGCTATATCCTTTAGTATCTGACAAACACAAGAATATACGCGATGACCTTTGAATATATGGTTATAAGAGTATAGTACCTTTACTTCTATAGCTTCATTGAGTAGTTCAATAGCTATAACTTCACCTTCATTTATGCGAGGTGTATTATCATGATTGAAACTATACACTACTAAGTTTCCTTGTTCTTTATCTACTTTCTTTTTTATATATTTGCTTCCAGATAGTGCGTTGTCATAAGGTATCGTAACACTTACTGGTTGAATGGTTTGAAAAGAGAAGTCTGTTAATACAGAGTGGTCATAACAGGGAAATTGTTCTAAGTCTTTCATCTTAATTTCTCCAGCGGTAATCAAAAGCACCGCGTAAACTTCTTAATTGTTCTATTACTTTTTGTTCGGTTTCATCATAAAAATCGAAAATACGCTTCCTACCAACTGAACCGTAATAGCCTATTACTCTCTGCTCGCGTGCCAGTTTAGGGTTACGCTTTGAAGATTTCTTAGTAGTATCGATTAGGTAGATATTCCCGTTTTTACTTTTGACCTTCTTATATTTATTGTTCTTAGAGCGTGAACGTAGTTGTACTATGTTACCCTGCTTTGTTAACTTAGCATTCTGGTAAGGAATGATTTTCGATTCAGTACGGTTAGAGTAGTTAGAATCTAAAACATACTTAAGATAAGAAGTTTGATTAGGCAGTACTATGATCCTGTTTACAGTCTCGAACTCATTTACTTTCTGGTATTTGAATATCATACTTCTACCTGTGAACGGTACTACCCCACCCTTTACTTCATGGTTAATCTTTGCCTGCATCTGGTTAGTTACAGTACGCATTCTAGTACTTAATTCTTTCTTGAATTGCTGCCCTATACGTGGGCTGTTCTTGTTTATGAATCTCTTCATATCATTGGGACTATTGCCCCTACGCCATGTCATTACTGTAATTCCTCTATCAATGTTTGCAGTACTCCAAACAACTCGTATCTGTCTTTTGGAAAACGTGCCTTACACATTACGGCTTTGTTAAGATTGTTGGCCTGTAGTCCAAAGTAGCAGATCAATGCAGCCTCTATTAGTGCTGCTTCATTACTTTTCTGGAAACACCATAGAATGGATTTCTCATAATCACATCCTTCATCAATCATTTGGTTAACGCTCCTGCTACTACTGGTATATTTTTTCCAGTCGCTACATTGAGTAGTACTGGTAAGCTTTTTAATATCTTTTAATTTTTTATAAACGTGCTTCATACCGATGTAAAAACTACCATCATCAAATCTAATAACATAAACAAAGGCAGCGTAACGGCCACTGTCAACTTCTGATACATCCCACTGCTCTGGGTTATTAACTCCCCAGCTTTTTGTAATTCTCATAATAAATACTCCCATATGGAATATTTATAAGGAATTACTTAAATGGATTTAAAATATAGGTTAAAAGAATATGAAGGTACTAAACAGTATCAATCTAAAATGAAATACTTCAGAGATGGTAAGTTTTATCCGTACAAGGATTCGTTAGGATTTAGTACTATTGGGTACGGTCATCTTATTTCAGGTTATGAAGATTATTCAGCAGGTATCACCGAAGCTCAGGCTGATGCAATACTTGAGAATGATATTCAGAAAGCACAAAATGAGTACAAAACATTAGGATTGAATGTACCGTCTGATTGGGAAAATTTTTTAATTATTATGATCTTTCAGCTAGGCTTAGGCGGCGTGAAAAAGTTTAAGAAGATGTTAGAGGCTTTACGAGTACAGAACTATAAAGAAGCCGTAGTACAGGCAAAGGATTCGCTCTGGTACAGACAAACACCATACAGAGTTATGGATATGATTGCACAACTTAAAAACAAATAACAAAAGGGGCTTAAGCCCCTTTTGTTTTTTCTAGAATTGTTAAAATCCGCTCTACCTTCAAATTCATTGCATTAATCTGATCTTCTAAAACTTTCAATGTCTTTTTCATTTCGGCATTTTCAGCTTCAAGACGATCAATACTATTTTCTGCAAGAGCAATTTTAGTTTCTATTTTACCTACCCTATCCAGTAGATCTTCTGTATCAGTTGTCTTGTCACGGTAGACAGTCCATAAAAAAGCCATACCCGCAACAATACAAGCCGCACAAGCTACGATTGTACCTAGATCCATTTTCGACCTCATTGTTATAATTATTATAATGGAGCTTCCCCCATTTTATTTATCCATTACTTACTGGATTTTCACCTGCACGGTATAGCATGATATCTAATCTATCATTTAGAGTTTCGCCAATGCTTATAGCACAGCCACCACTACGATCATCTTGAGCTAATACATATATGTAGTTCATTTTGCCACGGCCTACAGCAGGAATAATAATATTATCTACATCGAAAGCTTTTGGTGCATACTTACCGCCAGTACCTGTATCGAACGTCCAAATAACTTGAGTAGGTATACCATCAACACCCATTAAGACCTGATACCAGTTATGTTTCCATGCACTGAAAACTAAATGAATATTACTGTTCATTACCCGGTCAAAATCTTCGCCGTTGATACGTAGTGCTGTATATAGGTGATTCGCTATTGGAGTTCCACCCCAAATGTTAGGACTACGATCTACTCCGCTTGTTTGTGGACGACACTGATCGCCTAAAATCCTTGCAGCAGATAGAGTACCTCTAATGGTACAGCTATCATTGATAATTACATTATCTAACGTACCGGATGTAGCCTGAATATTACCTCTGACATTCACGTTACCAAAGTTTGCAGTACCGTTTTTATTAATCATCCAACCATTAACGCCATCCCAGTTAGTACTTTGTAGTTGTTGAGATATTTTAGCTGAATCAATAATACCATCCTGAAGGTGAAAATTAAGCACGCTCAATTGTGCAATTTTTGAACTGTCGATTGCGGCATTTTGTATCTTCGCTCGGGAGACGCTGAGGTCATTTATCATTGCTTCATTAATTGAGGCCGTGGCAATAACTGCCGAATTGATAAAGGTCTTCCCGTTCTGAACTACGAAAGGATAAACCTTATCGCTTAGTTTTGCAGAGTCAGTACTGATAACGCTAAAACGATCTGCCATCACAGTAAAAACAGAATCCTTTTCATCTGCTGCTAATGCAATGCCTGTCACGTTACCGTTATTACTAACTTGTACCTGCCAGCGTGATCCTAGTTCATCTACGATCTGTTTCTCAACAATTCCAGTAGCTACATCACTGTTCAGTAGATTATCAATTACATCGGAATTAAGCTTACTGTACGGTACTTTTGTATTCTGATTAAAACCAATGGTAGGCGACCAAACTAACTCATCCTGCCCAAACACATCATAGGCTGCTACACGAGCGAACCACGAACCATCATCGATACCGAATGAAGTACTGTAACGGTTAGTACTACTGAAGTACTTAGAACCTGAACTAAATCCTTCATCTAATGCAATCTGCATAACGATCCCGGCGTAATCAGGAATGTTCGATTCTGTCCAATCAATGAATACTGAATCAAATCCACTTTTTAGATTAATACCCAATAATTGTGGATGCTGTGGATTGTTAACTTCGATCTGTACTTCTTCTGAGTAGATACCAGTACCCCAACCATGTGCAATAATACCGAATACACGATAACGGTTCAGACCGTCGCTAGTGTTCATTGCAAAGGTATATGTCCATGTGTTAGTAGTTGTATAGTACGAGGTAATATAATTACGGTAGCGGTCATATACTCTAATCTCATACATCTTAAAGAAGTCTGCAAAAGTCTTACCATTAACTACTGTAGAATTTTGATCATCCCATCTAAAAATAAAGTCTTGTGCGTATGTCTGGTTCAAACCAATATCATCATTTACCATATCGAGATTAGTAATCTTAGGTAGTGCAAAGATGACTTGTGGCATCTGATTATAGATAGCTACAAGTTCTGATGAATATCCTAGAGTGTTATAAGCTTCAATACCAAAATCATATTGAACACCATATATAAGATTTAAAATCTCATAACTTGTAGTGTACTTCCCTACATCACCAACACTAATCCATGTAGAAGAGTCACTACGCTTATATCGGATTTTATAGCCTCGTACAGAAGTATCCTGACTTATATCCCATGTTAGCAGTACTGTATTACCTGAAGCCGTAGCACCTAAACGCTGTGCTCTGAGATTACTAGGCGGTGCAACATAAGTTGGATTAGGTAGATTGGTTAAACCTTCCTGTGGGAATCGTCCCGGATCTTTTCCCTGATAGATACCGTCATCGTAACTCGTAGCAGTAATCTGAATAATACCCGATTTATCTACTGTCATAGGTACAGTACGAGAAACTACGCGGTACTTATTATTAACTAAGCCTGCCTCTTTAAAACTGATCATGAACACGTCAAATACTTTCATATCTGTAACGTAAGTATTGAAGGTAATAGTGTTACTGATGTACTTAGATTTTAATAGTTCAATGTTACTTAAAGTAGCTAACTGTGTTTTGTCCTGAATCCATTTATAGTTTAAATCTTTCTTAATGATATAACCGTCTTTAACTACCGTTTCATTATTAATTGCATCACTCGGATAACGAATAATATCTTCAGAGTAATCGTTATCTGGATTTGTGTAAGTACTGTCCATAGTATTCACATATTCAGATTTCGAACCTGTAGTAATGTTTACACTACCGATAATGCTGCTTTCATCAAAATGCTGAACAGGAATATCTGGTGCGTCAACCGAAAGATACAGTACTCCGTTTGATTCATATAGAATGCCACCAAAGGTACTTAAAATTGCTTCTATGTTTTCTTTATAAGACTTGTCATACTGGATAGAACCATTTGAATAGAAGTGGTTAGCCTTACAGTAGTTAGCCATATTACGGAAACTAGTAATATCAATATCATTAGGGTTCAGACCAAAACCAAATTCTGTATTAGTTATAAAATCGTAAAGTTGGCTAGGAGGATTTGACGATGGTTTTTTGATATTATCTGTAAGATCATAAATGAGTCGCCCTTTCATTTCTAATGAGAGCGTATAGTTCATGTTTGGTAGAATCCCATCAATTAGGGAATCGTTTGTTTTCTTGATGACAGTACAGATCTGTACTAAACCATCACCTCGCATATCATCAGTCCAGCGACTACCGCCATACTGACGTGCTAATGTCATTGAACCGCCGTATGAAGGCTTACCGAAACGTACTTCAATCTGGAGATAATTACGGAATTTTGGCAGTAACATAGACTGGGGTAACTGCCCTTCTGCCGTGATAAATGCCCCATCTACAAGTACTGGTGCATTATCGATATAAATTTGTTTGATTACACCGCCACCTTCAGTACCTGCACCTGGTTCTAAGCCGATCTCACCAATACTAATTGCATGTACTGTACATAGCTGGTTTGAAGTACCGTTATAAACGTTTTGCCATGCGACTATTGACCCTACTTTTACATAGGCTTCATCTAAGTTATTGCGATTAGTACCGCCATATACGATAGGTACGCCAGTACTGGGACTCGATGATCTGGCGTTACTGCTGCCAGTACTGGGATATGAAACACCAGATTGACCGATGTTCATCATCATCGAACTTGATATATAAGATAGTGCTGCTGTACCAATACCGATTGCTACAATACCAATTGTGATTACGCCTGCTGCATAAGCCGCCGCCGCTGCACTCGCCCCAGCAATCAACGCAACACCCAAAGCTGCAATTGCCATAATTATTACTCCCCTGTAAATCTATAAATTTTTTGTTTTTCAATTGGGAAGTAATAAGAAATGGTATAGTGTGTTTTATCTTCTGAAAGTACTACTACCTTGCCCCGCCAGTACACTGTACAATGGCCTGATGTAATAATAATATCCCCATCTAATGGTTCATCTACTAATGACCCTTTCTCTTTACATAACCCTAGTAAAGTAGAAAACGAGCAATTGTTTTTTGCATATTTTCTACCTGCTGATGCTGTTTTATACTTCTGATAGATTTCATCACGGTAATTAGAACCTGTGATCATATCAATAATGGTAAGCACCATAATATGGCAATCATTCTCACCGTATACTAATGGTTGTCCTGCCAAACTACTGAGATACTCAGTGATAAATCCGTTTTTCATTATTTCTTGCTACTTTTCCAGTTTTGCTCACTTGCATTTAAAATACCGATTAGGTCAAAGAATTTATCTCCTGGATGCATACTTTGATGAATACTAGTACTTGCTAGTAAGCGTTGTGTTTGATCTAGTTTCTTCCATACACTATTTAGATTAACGGTTGTAGTACTGGTTGTGTCAGTACCCTGTACGCTAAAATCAGAACTGAAGTAATCGATATAGCCGCTGAATATCCTGTAGGCATACAGTATTGAACCATCTGCTGGATTAACTATTCCCATCCAGATATTTACTTTTGCATCATTCCATAATCCCCGTAATGCCATCGATAGATAATCCTGGCTTACATTACTAACCTTGAATGTTGTACCGTTGTTATTGATCTGGTTCTTTTCAACATAGTTAGCGAAACTTGAATCTAGGAAATCTGGTACAGACTTATAGACGATACCGTTATAGTTTTGGTCTGCAATAGAGTCTGTTAGATAGATATTACTTCCCTGAGCTGGTAACACATCTACCAACTTAACCATAATTCCACACTGGTATAGTTCTTTTTCGGTGAGAGTATTTTTATTGTCACCTCTCATCATGTTCCAGTAGTTTACTAATACTGGATTGTTTAATACATTATTTGGAATTGACATATTAACCTCTAATATTTTCAGTGGCTTGTATAGTCACTTCCATTACGTTAGTACTGGGATATTGATAGGTAGAGTTCTGAGGCGTTAGAATGAATGAACCTTGTAGATTGTCATAGTTCAGTACTTCACTCGTCTGGATGGCTCTGGTCAAGCCTGGGAAAATAGTAAGCGTAAAACCATTATTACCTACTACTTTATAAAGTTTTTTGTGTCCATTGAACTGTACTAGGCTACCAACCTCTAAAGTATTTTGTGTAACTGCGATTGAAGTTGCACCTACTGAACGTGCGGCTGTTGCCTGGATAGCTCCAGTATGTGAACCAACATATGATCCCCACCATCCTAGCGGCATATCAAATGGTTTACCCTGTGCATACAGTGCATAAAAGCTTGCTAGTTCTGCTCGTGTCTTTCTGTTCAACGTAACTTTAAAGCTAACGGAATAGTACTGAACTCCAACCATACGGGTAATAGTTTCACCCGACCATGTTTGATTCTGATACTGTGGAATGTTGTCTGATAGCATAAAGTCGCTGATTAATGCGTTATTCAACATATTAATAGTCCTTTATTAATAAGCCCACTTCCTGTGGGCTATATTTTATTTACTTGATTTTTGAGAATCACGAATAGCTTTGATAATAGTTTCAGTATGTTTTTCTAACATGCGGTTAAAAGAATCACTTGAGTTTAGATTAGAAGTTTGAAGAACGTTATTTTGTGATTTCAGTACTGAATTACTAATAACTTTTGCGTGTTGCTCCGACATTGCTTGAAATTTTGCCATTAAATAGCTCCTATATTAATTAGCCCATATGGTGGGCTATATTATATTTATACGTTTTTCTTTTGAGACTTACGAATTACCTGTACAAGCGTATCGGCGTGTTTATCACACATACTCTGAAACTTAGCATCTGTCAGTTCACCACTGTTCTGAATGATTAGAGGTGCATCGATTTTAATTTCTCCAGTACTGCCACTGCCCTGATTGCTCAAGTACTTTGTAAGATCCTGGTTAAGAGATTTGCCTACAACACGTTCGCCTTTTTCTAAGTTATATGTACCAGTACTGGGTAGTGAGTCCCATCCGTCATGTGCCTGGCCCTGGATCTTAGTACCTTTGATAGTACTCATGATCTTTGCACCCTCTGCCGCGACTTTTAAACCAGCAGGTATACCAGCAGGAAAGCCTAATTTTATTGACTCACTTATTCCCTGTTGTATGTTGATCATGCTCTGGGCGACTGCGATACCTTTAGATACTGCAAACGCTGCAACGGCTGCGGCATTACTTTCTCCGAATGCACCCGCCATCATTGTTCCAAGATCCTGTGCACCAGTTGCATACATACCTAGCGTTTTGTTTGCTGCGTCGATGTTAGCTTGTGCGATCTTGTTACTGGTGGCATCGTTGATTGCTGCCATGCGATCTTGATACTCCTGATACCCCTGTAACTTAGATTCATAGAGTTGCTGATTTAGGGCTAGTTCTGCCTGTCCGTCAGTACTGATCTTATCGAGAGTACTTTGCACTGCTGTCATCTGGAACGGATCGGTAGTATCTATACCTAATCGTTGGTTCTGTGCGTTCTGTATGTCTGTGAGTTGATTACCGCTTATGTTACTGCCGCCGATAGCTGCAATGTTCTGAGCTAGTTTCTTTGGGTCTGACTCATTCAACATTGATTCAGTCATTTCCTTGAACATACGCTTACGGGATTCGTACTGGCCTTTGAGCATCTCTGTAACTTCGGCTTCAGATGTTCCTAACGTTTTAGCACTCTCACGTATACGGGTTTCGATTGCGTCTTGTTGTTCATTGAACTGCTGTACCTGTACCTGAGCACCAGAACCGGCGATAGCATTGATCGTTTGCTGGAGTACCTTCTGAGCCTGTATGCGTTTCGCTTCTACTTGCTTCTGGGCAGCTTCTGCTTTCTTCGCTTCGGCCTCAGATTTTTTTTGTGCAGCTTCTGCCGCTTTATCTTCTTCGGCTGTGAGACTCTTTACGAGATCTGCACGTTTTTTCTTATAACCTTCAGTAAGGGTATCGATATCAGTTTGCATAGCAGTACTGTTACCGCCGTATGCCTTAAGTACACTCTTTTCAATCGCGTCTTTGGTCTGCTTGTACTGTACATCCAGTGCATCGATAGAAGCCTGAGTAGCCTGTTTGGCTGTCTGGAAAGATTTCATAGATGCACTGATAGTACTTTTATCAACACCTTTATTATATTCAGTGATAGTACTTTTCAGATTATCTAAATTGGACTGTGCTAGCCCTACTGCAAAACTTAAATTATTATTGAGTTGCTTAGAATCCTTTTCGCTTTGTGCTACCAACTGTTGACCAAAGATAGAGCTATTTTTTAATAGATTCTGTTGGAATCCTTGTTGATAGGTCTTAACCCGATCTAATCCCTCTTGACCTGTTGCAACGGCTGCTGCGGCTACTGGCTTACTGTTTAGTATACGAGTCATTAGATTTAAGATATCTGCCAGATTGCTGGCGATAGGAGCGATAGCAGAGTTGTTCCACTGTTCCCATGCAATGCTTAATGTTGCGGTACTTGCACGGTATTTTTCGAAAGCTGCACTTTGCTCTTCAGTCAACTGTATTTGTTGCGAGGCTAATTTATTGCTATATTCCTGCAAGCTATTGTACTGGTTATAAACTGGTATTCTTTTTGTCATATCGTTGCCGATAGTTTCAGACATGTTTACCATTTGTTGTGCAGAATAGCCTTGAGCCTTAGCAGCAAAAAAAATCTTTGCCATTACATCTTCGCCTGCTTCGGCTGCTTTCTGTAATTCGATAATGTTTAATTTTAAAGGCTGGATTACATCGGTATACATACTTCCGCCCTGATTAAACAAAGCATCTTGAAGTTTGTCTTTTAAGTCCTTCTGTTGATCGGCCACATTTTCTAAAGTCAATCCAACACTAGCAAACATATTCGCTATTTTTTGAATTTCTTCGACGCCAGTTTGTGAAAGTGCACCTGCTTGAAAAATTTCAAAAGCTTTTTCTGATTGAGCTGCTACATTTGCCATAGTTGCAGCGATAGCTAAACCAGCTACACCTACTGCCCCAGCAAGGCTACCAACTGCCATTTGTGTTTGTGATAATCCAGTAGTAATCCCAGAGAAAGAACCCCCTGCCCTGGTACTAAAATCACCAATACTATTTGCTGCACTTTTTAATGATCTTTGAAGTCCCGATTCATCACCCCTGATTTCAAATATCATTGATTGCGTATTATTCTGTGCCATCCTTGTTAACCCCCATCCATGTGAGCATATTATTTTTCTGTTGTTGTGCGATCCGTTTCTCGCGTTCTGCTTGCTGTTCGCTTATCGTCTTATTAGAAATTAGATTTAATGAATCAAGTTCATGAATACTGAACTTCTTGATATCTTCTTTCTTGACATTGCCAGTACTTAAATATATAGCCTGTATTATCTCTGTGTGGCGTATTTGGTCAATCTGGGCAGAATCAGGATTAACAGCTTCGTTATAAATTAGTAGGTAGTAAAATAACAAAATGGGCATGGTGCAGAGTTGTTCCACACCACACCCATTTTTATTAAGAAGTGATAACCCTAGTTTAAGAATCGGATCGCGTCTTACTTTGCTTCTACATCTTCTGGTTTGAATGCTTCTTCAAACACTCGACCAATTTCATGATTTAGTTTTAGCTGTACTGTCAAATCAACATTACTTTCAACCTGCTCTGCTGAGTCAAAGATTTGTTTACCCTTCTCATCTACTACACAATGATAAATTGCTTTAAACGGATCTGCACAATCAGCATTATCCCGAATAGAAGGCAGTTTGATATAAACAGTTACACCTTTAGCAACTTCAAATGGAGTCAATTTAACACCAATTACACTCATTAAACTTTCAAAGTCCATTATTATTCTCCAGTTACTTCGCCAACTGCCACTGGCCCACCTAATACAGAAATTACGAAATCACGAGTTGTAATTGCGTCGAAATCACCGCTAGGTGTAGAAGAACCTACGTAACCATTTACTACAGAGTAATAAGCTGCTCCATTTGTATCTGCCATATTTTCAAAATACGTAACCTTAACTTGAATTAGTTTTCCTGAAACTTGAGCTGCTGCGAGTTTTTCTTGACCAACTGCACCTGGACGCCATAGTACTGAAAGAGTTAGATCAGGTACGCTACGAGAGCCGGGGACTTTTTGAACGTATTGTTCACCAAAAACATTTACTGTTACCATGTTGGTTTCAATACCTGCCGCAGCAGGAAACGCACTTACGTGTTCTAAAGTAGTAAAGGATGTTGCAAGTCCACCATCTACTGGAGCATCTGCAATTTCTACCTTAACGTTGTTACCAACGAAATTTTTACTAAAAGCCATAATTTATTCCTTTAAATTTAGGGTGAATATCCTTTTCACCCTTTCGTCTTATTTATATATAAAGATTGTAGTACTTCATATAAAGTGCTAAACCTCTTAATAATTCCCCTGTATAGAACCCAAAGTACATACTATTATTTTGTTCTGTTGTTTCATTACCACCACGGATAGCAGGACACCACGAACCATTCATTACGTGATTTGGAGTGATTACATCGTAGTTATTTTGAATCTCTGTAAACAATAGATCTAATAGCTCATGATCTGGATAACCAGCTATTGCCATCATAGAAGCCCCGGCTAACCATAATCCAGACATATGACCTGTGAAACCATCATAAAGTACTTCACCAGTATCTTTAAAATACGTTGGAGCACATCCATTGTTATTTTTCATGAACCACTTTAGATAGTTCATCCAGTTTTGGCAGTACCTAATAATGTTCTGAGGTATCGCATAATCACCACGTTGATAAAGTTCATGTACTACATCACAACCTGCAAAGAATGCTCGCGGCTCGTACCCGCTCCACGCTTCCGCATACCAGTGCTGCATGATAAACGTATCTGGTTCCTCTCCATCGGGTAAGTATGCTAATGCGTCCTGTCTGTTCCAAACAAAAGCCTGAGCACATGGGCCGGGTAATGCAGGTTTAAATTTATCAGTAAACCAGTTTTGGGCATCACAGAGGAAATTAATACTATTATTTAGTCTGGTTTCGTCTATTACAGTACCTTTGAAACACCATATAGCAGGTAATTGATATCCCGGATATGGCAATCCTCGCCATCCTGAATATAGTTGTGCGTATGGATCGGTAATGTTACTGAATGGGATTAAGCCTGGCGTATATGCAAGACTATCTAACATATATTGCTTAATTACACAGTCACCCAGGCGTGCAGTATAGCCATTACCAGTACTGTCATTGAATGTTAGGTTAAGCAGTACTGAATAATCCCCAGTACCGCCATCATCGTATAGTTCTGGTAGTTCATTAATACAATACCAATCAATACGTCCTGATACGCCATCAACTGGATCATCATCTAGCAGTAAAGTAAATTCTTCACGTCCAGTCAATGTAGGTTGTACAGGTATTAAATCTGGTTGAATCTCTGCCCCATCTTCTGGATCGATTTCTAGGGGATGGTCTGGTTGATAACTATTAAGTTTGAAATCAGAAAGTGTAAAAGTCTTCGTTACCCATTCACCATTTGTAGCTGGTAGCATTGCCCACCAACGCCAGTTATTATCATCACTTATACGGAAATTGAAATTATCGTTATAGCTTCGGTATGTGAAAGACAGAATATCCTGTTTCTCATTATCAAATATCCAGAAACCAACCACCATCCCACCGTCACCATCCATAGTACTGGTAATCACGTTATCATAGTACTTTCCAGCAATACCGGATTGATATTCGAGTTTAGTAACAGTATTAGAACCATAATCACTAATCATACGTAAATCAGCAGTAAGGTATTGCCCACCATCTGGTTTACTGATCCGTGTAAAATGATTTAACGGTATATTCATCGCTGTAATACTGCCATCGGTATTAGTGATTGGCAGACCGCAACGATACTTTACAGCACCTGTTTCTGTTTTAGTTTTATTGGCTGTTAGAGCTACTGCGAGACTTAATGCACCGCCAGAAGTATCTACACCACCATATTCTACATAGAAATTACTTGAGTTATTGAACTTAAACCATATTGATTGTTGCTCTAACGTAGTCTGGGCTGTTGCACTTTGATTGATGACAATGAACCCTTGCTCATCTCGTGAGTATGTAGCTACCTGTTCACTGGGATAGAAGTAGTCATAAGAGATACCATCTGTGAACGGCGTAATCGCTGCTGTAGATTTACGAAAAAACTGATCGTACTTATCAATGTCTGAGTAGCCGATACAGGTTATCAATGCGTTTTGCCAGGCTAACCAGTACTTACGCTCTCCGGTAATGTCCCATAGAAGTTTAGCGGCCTGGGTAAACCATAATTCCGCATCACTGGCATTATCAGCGAAATCGAGTGCCGATCCGTAGTTATCGATAGGTACGTGAACGGGTCTATTGTGCCATCGTTCATTACGTCCTAACAAATAGCCACCATGTTCTACCGGATTACGAGTTGCATAGTTGAAGCGATACTGACCATTGATAGAAGTATCCTTGAGTTGGACAGTACCGATCTCACTTGTAAGCCCTGCCTCCAGTACATCACCATTACTATCTACCTTCCGGCCTGTTCGGTCTACGATCCAATCTACGTCATAGGTAGGTGCTTTGTTGTTCCAGTCAGTACTACCTTCTGAATCCCATGCATACACGGTTGCGTTTACCTGGTTCCAGCCTAATGAGGCACGTTCTGGAAAGGCGAACCATACAGCATCAAGATACTCACCATAGTTAGGTGAACCATAAGGAATCTGTGTACGTCCATTAGTCCAGTTGAATAGTACCCCTTTGAATCCACCATGAGTGGGGTATTCAGGATCTAGGGGATAGTTGGCTAGTACTGGAGCCTTTGCGTTAGCAATCCAGTTACAGCGTAGTGAACCATCTGGCGGATCGGGAAACGCGACACCACGATAGAAGGCAAGGTGATATCCATCAAAAAATTTCTTCGCCAGTTCAAGATAGTGAGGCTCTTTGGTGCAATCATATGCGTATACTGCACCCAGTATGGCTAGTGACTGTCCTTCTGTAGTGGCATCACCATCCGGCTGTGCTTCCCACTGTGTTTCTGCAATAAAATGTCTGTTGTTAGCTAAGAGATAGTCTGGATTGAAAACGTAATGCTGTGTTTTATTATCTGTAGTCAAGCCTGTATTTTTTTCTAAAAATTTTAAATGCCCTTCAATCATTTGAAGAGCATTGCTTAAATTACTTTTTCTGATCATTAGTGTAAATCCGCCATGAGTAGAGAACCGTACCAGGTACTGCCCCCGTCTACGGATAAAAATTGAAAAATATCTACAGAATCTTTAGTAAATGTCAGTACTGGAGGGCGGCCATACGACCATGTAACATTAGCAGGCCACTGGATTTTATTTGCACCTGTACCCTGAGTAACGCATACAGTCACTGTCTGACTGTTCTTATTACCGCCAGCATTTATGATTGATATCTGTGTATTCGGTACTGATAAAATAGCTGTGAAAGTACGTTTGCCATCGGACATATCAAGTTCTAAAGTTTCTTCAACAGTATTTAGGTTTTTAATATCCTGTGTGATAGTAACTTTGGTATCGATATTGGCTTGTAATGCTGTATCTTTTGCATCAATTTGTGCCTTTGAATAAGTACCAACATCATTGTAATTCAACGAGACATTAGAACTTAGTGCGTATCCGTTAACAGTAGTGATACGTAGAGCAAAGAGATCATTTGCCTGATTACGGCTATAAACATCGGTAATATCTGCTGCTACTAACTGAATATTAGTACCGGACAATGGTTTATTGTTGATTAAGAATGTCTTAGGTACAAAAGTACTATTACTATAACTTAAACTTGCCATATCGGTAAGCTGTGCTGCCGTTAAAGTAATATTACCTGATAGTGCTACACCGTTTACTGTCTGCTGCTTTGAAACAAAATTAGTATTAACCTGAGTTTGTGAGTACACATCTAAAATATCTGCGGCGACAAGGTTCAAAGAAGTACCTGATAGTGCATGACCGTTTAGCTGGAAGATCTTTGGAACATACTTACTGTCTGAAGTTGTCTTAGAGTACACATCAGAGATATCGGCTGCCTGTAAGGTGATGTTAGCGTTTAGTGCCCGCCCGTTGATGGTACGGGTGATCGGTACATAACCTGCCAGATCACTGGCGGCTGCTGCACCCAGTTCAAGTAATGTTGGTTTATCTGCACTGGTATAGACCTTGTACCATGCACCAGTAGATGCACTGGAGAAGTTACGCACGTTGATAACCGGCGTACCAGTTTTGGACACTACGAGCTGCGTACCGTTACTTGAGTCCAGATTGGTGATACCTAGCATGTCAGTACCAGTACTGGAACTCCCAGCAGGTACTTTTACGAATGCGTTACCGTCCCGACCCTGATAGTTAGGGAACTCTGCCCCGTTAGCACCAATACCCCAGTTACCCCGGTATAGCTCAACCATCGATTGATCAAGAACACCTGAAGATAATTTTGCATTTGGTGAGAAAACATAGGATCGGGTAACAACAGTATCATAGCCAGAAGTATCGCTATAAGACGATAGATACCCGTTATACATGGCATAGTTGATAGTAGTATCGTTTACGCCTTCATCTGGCATCTCTACTTTGACCTGTACCAGTTCCTGAGAGTCTACAAGAGCATCCAGTACTGCATGTTCTGATGGTACGTAGTTAACCTGAATGGTCATATCACCATAGCTACTATCACCAGTAGTACGGGAAACGTAAGACGCATTATAGGTTTCTACAGTACTGACAGAAGTACTTTCCGAGATTGTTGGAAATGCTGATAGTTGTTGTACTTTTTTAAACGAACTTGAATTAGGATCAGTATTGTTAGTATCGGTACTAACCCAAATTGAGGTTAGATTACCTGTAAAAATTTGTCCCATAATTATTCCCCATAGCTAAATGAAATTGATTGTGAATGTACGTATGGGGTATCTATTGCTTCAGCCTGATTACTCATAATGCTGTCTTCAATTCGGACATTGAATATTGCCATTGCTAAAGTACTATTAAGTTCGTTAAAAAATTCTGGCGAGTAAATCATATCAAGTACTTTTTCAATTTCTTCTGATGCACTTTTGAAACTATGCCCTACAGCGATAAATTCAACTCTAAATTCACATAGGCTACGTACATCAGGACCGTACTGAACCTGATTAGCTCTTGTTAACTGGTTCCGGCTAACAGTACTGTCACCGATATAAACCATTGTTGTGTCATCTAAGGATGCTTTTGAGGGATATTGAAGATTTACTACTTTGCTTAATTTATTCATTAAGTACTTTCTAATTTGATAATCTGCCGTCATTTAGATATCCTCCTCTAAATCGACCTTTTTTATATAGTAATAGTTAGAGATACCGCTTAAGTCATCATCTATTCTATTTACTGAATACTCTTCATTATCGATTTTGAATGAACTGTGTAACTTGACACCAGATTTAGCACTGAAGTAAGCAATAGTAGTTTGTGTATCTTCAAAAAAAATCTCGTCTTGTTCAAAGATGGCTTTAATCGTTAATGATTTTCCATCCTGAACAATAACGAGATTTTCCCCGAAAGCATTAATTAGAGACTCGCTTTGCGAATTACTAAAAAATGCTCTCATTCATTATTCCTTAGTGATAACTACGAAAGATTCAGCATGTTCAACATCGTAATCGATATATGCAAATGCACGTAGTACTAGACCTTGTGAAGCACGTTGACTTGTTCGATCCTGATCGATAATCAAATCCTCCCATTGTGCTAAAATAATTTCGTCGAAATTACCAATGCAAATAGTATCTGCTGGTACACGAGTAGAAACGATTACGCGAACTTCATCTAGTAGCCATTGGTCTTCACGGAACCCTTCAATCATCATCTTCGCGGAGGTATTGTTCGCAATTGGAGTTTGACGCAATTGTGAATATACAGAAGGATGAATAATTGCAGTTAGATTCTCTACAGATACATTAGCAGTACCTAGAGTTTCAATTGCAGTTTCAATAGCTGCCATATCAAAAGCTGTAGCAGATTGCTTAGTTGCTTTTGAATAAACTTTAGCTAGTACTAGGTTTTCAAGATCGCTTGCAGCTTTCTTAACGAGTTGCTCAGACACATAACGTTCAGTAGCACCATTACTCATTTGTAGAGTACGGGTGATTGAAGTACTACCAGTAAAGGTCTGAGGGCTTAGTGTAATGCTAGTCCATGCAGAATCATGAATTGGACTATCAGCACCTTCCGCAACAATACCAAATGCAGAACCCATACCGGAAGCAACTGGAATTACTAGATTGCCATTGCCAGCTAGACCGGAAAAGACCTGTACATTAAAACGGGATAGGATTGAATTAGCACGTAGAAGATCGATATAAGAATCTACCATATCTTCTTTTACTAGTGCTGCACCACCAACGGTAGTAGAAGTACGTAGAGCATTAACAGGAATAACGATCCCACGCTCAGTACGTTGTAAATTTTCGTCTGCTACGCCACTGGTGATAGAGCGAATAGCATTGCTTAGAATGTTTTCCATTTTGTTTTCCTTAACGTTATGGATTGGTTTATTTTTAAGAGAACGTTTGAAATCAGTTACAGACCATCCTTCCTGGATTGCCGTTTCTGCGTCCACTTTGAACAATGAACCCATAGAACGTAGTTCTTTGATCCGTTGCTCTTCTTCTTTATTTATTTTTTCTTTTTCATCAGACTCATTTTCGAGAGAAGTATTTTCAGTACTGGAATCTTCATCTGTATTTGTTTCATCACTTTCAACAGCAGATTCTTCATCAGTGTTTGTTTCTTCTTCTTCAGTTTCAGTACTGGCATCTTCTGGTTCAGTACTTGTTTCTTCAGATTCAGGCTCGCTTTCTTGAGTTGTTTCTTCTTCTTCAGTTTCAGTACTGGCATCTTCTGGTAATTCAATTTCTTCATCTGATAGTTCACGTCCAACCCCTACATAATTATCTGCTGGGACGGAAACCATAGAAATTTCAAAAGGCATCCAGCGGCTTACTAAAAGATTGTCGCCGTCAATTACATAATCAAGAATTTCATATCCTACAGATACTTTCTGTAATGTACGTTCCTGTACCATTGCAAATTTTTCTGCACCTAGACCTACAGAACTGAAACGAACTAAAGCACGCCCTACGCGATCGGGATCAATACTTGCAGTATCAACAGTACCGATATGACTATCGTAATCATGGTTGAAAAGTAATGGTGCTCCATCCTTTAGACGGGTTAGATCTACAGATTCAGAGGTATGAATTAGAATTTCATTATAGGCTTTGCCGTTAATATAACGTTCAACGGGAGTTTCAGAACTGAAAGAAAGTAATACCTCTCGATTAGTTGGAGTCTCCTGGAGATTCATCTCCCTTGTTTGTTTCATCTTCAAATCCATTTGAAGTTCCTTGTTGTTCTTTTCTTATCTCTTCAAATACAATATTTGGATCTTGTCCCATTTCGTGGATAACCATAGATTTAGACTTAACGCCCATTTCCAAATACATTTGCTGTACTTCAGCATCCTTAGATTGATCAATACTCACTGGAACCACTGGAATATATCGAGCTTCTTTAAGACTGTTGAAATCAGTAAAAGATAAGTTTTCTAATTTAGTATTATTTATCATTTCATTTCGTAGCCAGGTACTATATATTTTCTTTAGTACTTTGCTGATTAATGCATTGCTACGAGTTTTATAAGCTGTCTGTTGCCATCTGTCTGATAACTTAGCTGCTGAGAATGAAGCTGAACTTGTATCACCTTGCAGAACCATCTTAGTTACGCCTAGACTCATAGCGATTTGACTCATTAACTGATCAACAAACACATCTATACGATCTACGCCTGCCTGTGGGTTTACCGTTGTTATTGTCTGACCGGGGAGCAGCTCTGCGATCATTCCCGGCTCTAGATAACTGTGATAGATTTGTGTTTCAGTAGATTCATCAAGTGCATTATATTCAGTTGCACTATTTTGAATGAATGCCATTGTTGAACTCGCAATTTTTTTACCAACGATACTAGCGTTAATATATTCTTGTAGTTCTTTTAGTACTTGAGTACCTGATAACAGATCTGGTAATCCACGTTCCTGATAACCACCGTATTCGGCAATAAAATAATGACATATTTCATCTGCTGGAACTCGTTCAAAGTTACTAAAGTCGATTGCCTGAAGTACTGGATTGTATCTTGCAATGTAATAAGCAACAGGTTTTCCGTACTGATCGAACTCAATGCTATTACTTACGTATCCGTTCTTAACCTGACCGAATTTGTTAGTAGGTAAACGAGCTGCATCAATGATTTCAATTTTCAATCCATCCATATTATGGAAACGGATAAAACATTCGCCATCCCTGGCTCTGGTTTTCTCTACGATTTGCTGGAACAGATCGATAGATAACTTACCATCAATGCTAAAGTTTTCTGCATCTTCAGCCCATTGGTAAAATAATTTATCCAAGAGATTATTAATTGCATTTGAATCACCTAACTCTAATTGAACGTTAGGGCGAATCGTAATCCCGTCTGCCCCTGTTACACCGTCTGCCGTAAGTGTGTTGTACTTTCTTGCTATTGGGTTATTCAAAGTTAGGTCACGAGATTTATTACGTGCGGTTTCGAGTGTCATTCGAATGATAGAGTTAATGTTATTGCTAGTAGTACCACCGAAACCAAAACTCATTACTGATGATTGACTTTGTAGCTGTCGCTTTAAAGTACTGTCTGCTTTTTCTCGTTTCGGTTTTAGTACTGGTACTTTTTCTGGCTTTTGTTTTCTATTAAACCATCCCATGTATTACCCCCTGAATACGGTAATACTTTTGAAGATACCGCCCTTTTTATTTTTCTTTTTAAGTATATCGTTTGCACGTTTTACATATAAGCTTCTAACTTTATAAAGTGCGTCTAAAGATTCATTAACAATAGTTTTATTATTGATCGTAACTGTTGTAACGGCATTCTTAGTACGGTCTTCAATAACCTGATCGATTTCTTTGATCATCATTTTACAATGATTCAATTCATCTGTTACAGCCAGCGGATCGATAATGTCCGTAGTACTGATAGAGATTGCACCAGATTTGTTTAGTACTACTGAAAATGTTCCAGTTTCCCATTTTGAAGTATCAATTTGAATGCTAGTATCTGAATCCGTTAAATTGCTGTATTCAAATACTGTCGTTTCCCTGTTACCGATCTTTAAAGTACTATTGGCTGGAATTACTTCAGTAATCTTTTCTCCAATGAAAATTTGTTCTTTCATATTTATAGTCTTCCTTGACCAAACCAGTTATGCCTACGCTGTGGTTTTTTCACTGGTTTATTTTGTGTAGGTTCTTCTACTTTATTTATAATTTTCTGTTTAGCATTGAACTTTCTTAGCTCTGCAAATGGTGTATTTGTTAAAGTACTAAGACAGTACATCATCCCTGCATAGCAGTAGCCAGTAAGATCTATAGCTTCGTTACGTTTATAGCCAGGCTTTAGAACCCAGTACAGATTACCGTTTTTACGCTTTAGCATTTCTGAAGTCATTTGCATAAACCAGTCATCTGGTAAATCGTGGGCAAAGTGTATCTTTACTGGCATTTCTTCAGAGTGTTCAGATAAAGCACCATTGAGCAATTTTCTAACTTCTGTCTTTGCTGCATTAACGTTAAAGAGTATTAGGCTATGTCCAGCCTTTGTAGACTTTCTGAATAACGGATCATTAGGACTTGAAGAACCCTTGATTGGATATACGAGAGGCTTACCAATACACCATTTATAAATCGTATTTGTAGCAGTACCGTTACTGGAGTCAATAAATGTACCCAATACTTTCAATGGCCTTCCACATACGGTTTTAAACGCTGTCCTGTGTATGTAATTATCTAGTTCTACATATGCCTTAGCTTCAATTTTAGTACAATCTTCGCTATAGAATGCACGCCAGTTAACTAACCATACATTGTGTTCATCAAATGCCCATGTTAAACACTCTAACCTCGTTTCTTGCTGATCGATAGAACAGATTAGGCCCTGTGCAGTACTGGGAATTGAATTAATATCTAGCTCTGGATCTCTTAAATTCTCCAGAAGAACAAGATCGAGTTCCTTGTTTACTTCATCTTCAAATGGGAGGCCCAGAATATTGTTATAGAAAGCCATGAGGGAGAAGTTAAAATGAGCTTCTGCATATTCCTGTACTACTCGTTTGATCGTTGTTAACGGCGAATTTAAACGGCTGATATTATATCCGGCTACATCAGTAACTTCTGGATTCGTTGCGATCCATCTGCCATTTGAAACCGCACGTACCCTTTCAGATTCAGTGATTTCATGGTTACATTCGGGACATTCTAACCTTGCAGTATCGGCATCTGGTATAGCACGCCTGCCTCCCTCTATTTGTTTCCACTGAAACTTAATATTTTCAAAAACAATTTCATGTTCATGATCACAATGAGGACAATTGATAAAGTACTTACACTGATTACTTAAATTGTACTCCTGCATGATCAAATCATCTTTCATCTTTGGCGTTGAACTTAGCATTACTTTGCCATCAGAAAATTGGGCCGTTCTTGCGATTGCAAGTGACAATGGGTTACCCTCTGAACCGTCTACATCAACGTTTGAACATTCATCTAAGAAAGCATACTTAATAGTTTTTGATCGCAGAGTTGATGCAGCATTCAGATTCATAAAGTATAAGAAGTCAGAATTTGCCAACTGCCATTGGTTTTGATTATTAGCTTTTGACTTATCGTTTTTATTAGTAACCAATGCCTGTAAACCAGAGCGTTCTATTGTTGGTGCTAATTTAGCTGCTACGTACTGATTAGTTTCCTTAGCAGTACTGGAAGCGTATGCCATATTTGAACTATCATTCGCCATTAGATAACACATACTGGCAGTCATTAAGGAAGTCTTGAGCATTTGTGCTGCTGAACACAAAACTATCTTTCTTATTTTTGGGTTTACTATTTCATTCAGCGGTTGAATTTGGTAGGGATGCAATTTCATCAATTCGCCACTAAACGGCCCGTCGCACCACCTTAAAGTACTTTGAGCATAATCACTCGGTAGGAGTTTCTTTGGAGGCTGAATTGCTTTCTGTACTATCCGTAGTATTAATTTCAACTTTTCCTTGTTGTTCATTTTGTTGTTCCTCTGGTAACTCAAATTCCGAATTACCAATTTCCTGTAGTACTGAATCGATGGCAGTACTTAATATTTGTTTTAGTTCTAGTGCATCCTTACTCTCGAATAATTCAAGATAGGTTTTTACTGGTATAGTTCTCATCTGGTTTTTTATTTGTGAGAAGTACGATGTAAGAGATTGCTGGAGGTAGGCAGTACTGATAAGTTGCCCGGTCATTTCCTGAAGTTCTAATTCTTCTTTGTCAGCTTCTGCTACTAGCTTACGTAGCCGTTCCTGTTGTAACCGTTCATGTAGATCAACATCACGTAGAGGTGTAATGATGTTCTGTACTATCCATGCCTGAGCGTCAGTATCTGAGTCAGTAGGCATACCACGATCACGCCATGAACGAACAGTACTCTCATCGTAGCCGTACATGCGTGCAAGATTCCTCATTGAAAATTTTTGTTGAGCCATGATCATTCCTTTTATTGTTATTGTGAGGTGCGGGATAAGATTTTTTGCAAAGATACGCGTGTTAAAGATCGGGGCGAAACTACGCGTTCTCTTTATACTGGCGGAGAACCTATTCTTATTTATTAACTATTTCATTCCGGATTATTCATTATTACCCATGCAAGCATGATGCTTATATAGGTGGGATGATAACCTTCGATTTCAAGAAAGAAATATCAAAACAATATGTCTGTAACATAAGAGATGATGTTACAGACATACCTTCTATTCAACAAATTTATCAACACGTTGCTCTATTAATAATAAAGTTAATTTATCGCCCTTTTTCCAGAGGCTTTCTTTCAACCCCCAATAATAACTTGCTACTCTTCGATTGAACTTATGTTCAACTATATTCTCTCCCTTACCAGTATAAAGGTAAACTTTATCGCCAGCTCTAAGAGTAGCAAAAGGGCTTACATCATCGAAATAATATACATGGCGGCATTTATTAGGATCATCATTCGCACCATCCAGTACTGCATAGCTCCAGATAGCAACTGGTTCTCCACCTACCCTAAAAACTACACGTTCAGAATCAATACTTCCTGCATTCTCTACCTTAACAATCTGTAGTGTCATCTTCGCATCCTCTTCTCAGAACGGATCAGGAACTACGTCCTGTATTGTATGCGAGCAGTACTACATTACGTCTATACCTTGTCTTGGTAGATACTTCAAATTGTGAAGTATGTTCAATCCGGCATGTACTACATAAGCATCTGTAAACTGTTAAACGATACTGGCCGGTACTCTCCCTGCACGGCCCATACTCCAGCATCATGTAGTGCTGATAGGTGTTGTCTGTCATGTACCGGTACTATGAGCTTGTCGCAGTACTGGCGAAGGTTCTTAAGGATGATCGGGAAGATATCCCGGTCTATATGTTCCTTAGTAAATGTTCTGTCCAGTCTTGCTACCTCAACCACTCCTGCAACAAGGGGGATGGTAGAACCCGTATAGGCTCCTACTGCATCGAGCCATACACCACTTTTAGAACAATCAGTATCAGTAGTAAGGTACTTAAGGAATGGTAGTTCTTCTGCCCTGGTATCTGTATCAGTACTGATCACACAGAATAGATTGTTCTTACTGAACCAATTCCCCATTCTCCGTACCTCGCGTACCTGTTGAGTATGTACCTGCTGCCGTATGTGCTCTGCTTCCCTACCACTACCAATGATCATTCGGCAACCGTTGATCTCTACTCTGGTCTCTAACTCAACGCCCAGCAATTTTCCATTCAACGCGGAGGTGATAGGTACAGCAAAATTTTCAATCTTCATCTTGTCCCTTTAAGAGCATCATTGCTTCTATGTCCTTGATATTGATCATTTTTTATATGATAATGTCAATAGAAGTCCCCCCTACCAGAACCTGGGAGTGAACATTTTTTAAATCATCGGGGTGTCAGGATGTGTCACAAGCATGTCTTTTTTGGAGGAAGGAAAAAACATGGTCAATAATGCAGCGAAGCAAGTTATTAGCACTTTACAAACACTTATGATTGTTAGAGCATAAGAAATAATCCAACAAAAACCGATTAGTACAATTAACGTTCGATAATCCAATTATTTTAAATGGAGTTTTACATATGGCATACCGTGACGATTCAGATCTTGAGTTTTTGTCAAAATGTTCTGATAACGATCTTAGTGGCTTAGTTGAATGTTTGATTTATGATAAAGATGGTGAGACTCGCTGGACTGAGGAACTTAGTGCAAATGAGATGTATAAAAAATACAAACCTCAACACAGTAAGTATTGGCAAGAAATTGCAGCAGAGATCCAATGCTTTGGTGGTAACACATTCGCGACTATGTTACGTGGTGGTAAGGGTGTAAAGTATAAAGAAGTTTTAATTGACGTATGCGATAAGATGAAGGTCAACTACAACAAAGATAGTTCTGTTGAAGTTATTGAGCAGAGTTTATTACTTAAAGTACTTCGTGATGCATTAGAGAAAATGACTCCTGAAGAACTTAAAAAATTTGCAAGTGAAGTTGGTGTCAAAAACACCAGTGGTATCACAAGTGAAACTCTAGTTACTGCATTTCAAGTAATTTTTAGAAGCGGTGGCTTTAAATCTTATCAATTAACGTTAATTCTTGCTAACACTATCTTAAAAGCATTAATTGGTCGTGGTTTGTCCTTTGGTGGTAATATATTGCTAACAAGAACTATGGCAGTACTTACTGGCCCTATCGGTTGGGCGATAACTGCTATATGGACAATGATTGACGTTGGTGGGGCTGCATATAGGGTTACTATTCCGGCAGTAATTCAGGTTGCTGCACTTCGTAGTAAAATTTCAAATAACATTGCAGATGAAATAGAATTTAACTAAAACATTTAATGCACTTGTAAAGTTGAAATTTCTATATCAATGAAGTTATTTTTAAAGCATCTGTAGAAGCACTCTTTAGCTATTGATGTACTAACAGGCAGTTTGTACTACACCCTACCTGCCAACAAACCAACCCATAAAGGTAGGGTGTAGTACCAAAACATTCTACTAATCGTAGAGGACGTAAGGCAATCAGAACGTTAGGAATTAACGCATGGTTAACTCTATGTTTAGGTACTAAAGTTATTGATGGAGTACCCCTTGTATAGTGCTTACCTTGAGCTGCCAGTACCGCAAAGTACTGGCATTTTTTTCTTCATACGTAGCTTAGTGCAAGTGCTGTCAGGGAAGCTACTACAGTGATGAGGCCAGCGGCGTACACAACTGGAAGCCAGAACGGCTCACGGTCAAGCTTCATTGCAGAAGCTCTTAAGAGGCGTACTTGCTCATGTATACTTTTCAGCTCGTCAGTAGTCATTGTCAAACCTCATCGGTGCAGATTCTACAAAGATAGCGTCTCTCTCCATTCGTATCAAAATTTCTTTACTGCAAACCTCTTTTATGTATCATCATGATTTGCCTGATAAAATAATGAGAGTCGCAACCAATGAAATTTAAGTACTGGAAGCCAATAGTTCTTGTTATTAGCTCTGTTCTGCTTTTCATTGAAGTTGTTATTGTTATATACGATATTAACGATGGTAAAATTGAATGGGGTAACGTGAGTGACTGGCTAAGCTCGTTGAGTACTTTTGGTACTTTACTGATAGCCTATGCTGCGTATGTTAAAGCTCCAGATTGGATTAAGCAACGTAAAGATGAAGATGCCTTTTCGATTGCAAGTGACTTAATCAATGAAAAATTACCTCATATTGTTGGCCTTGTACATCGTATTTCAAATGATAGTTTCTACTTGAGAGATGCATTAGGATTTGTAGAAGACAGACATTTGAAACTATACGAAGTATCAGACTTAAGAACTTGCGAAGCCAATCTGAAAATATGGGAAGAACACGATATTTTTTTAACACAAGCATTTAAAGATGTTAGTAAACTGAATCGCTTAGGTTGGCAAATAAAAACTGAAATGCTTGAATCAATGAATAAAATGAGATACGAGCTGTCTACTATTTATAGGTATCATACTAATGCTTGGATAAGAATCAAAGATGCCATTGTTAATAATAGTGCTCCGTTAAATAATAAATCTCTTGTTTTAAAGATGCATATAGTGTCTTTGAAAGATCCTTTATAGATATTGAAGATTACTTTAATATAAAGAATAGATAAACAGTTAGATTACTTTTGCACATTTTTATGGGGTAATTATGGAAATGAAACGCTGGAATCGTGGCATGTTAGCATTAGTTGCATTGCTATTAATACTGGCAATAATTGCAACTATTAATATCATCATTAAGCAATACAGTACCGAAAAAATGCAGTTCGGTAGCTGGAGTGATTGGTTCAATACTGCTGGAACCTTGGGTACTTTTGCAATTGCTGCTATGGCATATCGTAAGGCTCCTGATTGGATCAAACAACGTAAACATGAAGATGCATTCTCAATAGCAAAAGAGCTTATATTTGATACTTTACCAGCAATCTATGCAAAAATAGATTCCGCAGGAATGGAAACCTATTACATAATGGAAACGGCAGAGGTTACAAGCGAAGACATTAGAAAATTTGTCACGCTTGACTTATGTGATAAGAATTTAGAAATCTGGTATAAAAATACAAACTCACCATTAAATACCACTCGTTCTATCAGCAAGCTTAGCCGTTTAGGCTGGCATACAAAACCGAACACATCAAAAGCATTAGATGAACTCAAAAAATCATATCGTGATGTTCATATGACTCATGTTAAAACATGGGTTCAGATCAAAATGACTTTAAACAATAATATTTCCGAATCTCGCTTGGAAGAACTTCAGAAATCAATACCTATTTTAATTCAAAGACTTGCAGCGGCCGATAATGCATTCAAAATAAGATATAGTGAGTTTCACAGCTTATATGTAAACATTGATGATTATTTTAATATAAGATAGCTTTTAGGGTTGGGAAGTACTTAATCGATAAAGTACTTCCAATAGTAAAGTTTTAGTTAAAGTCAAAACCTGTCAAGGTTGTATAGAGTACAGTACTAATACGTGTTGCCTGACCATTGATACGTGCACGTTTGGATGGGGATAACGTGATGTATCGGTTTAGTACTGTATCTGGTGTCTTGTCTTGTTCATCTAATAAATGATCCACAGCTTTTTCAGTTATTAAGGAATCTTGCAAGAGCTGTGGATCATTTTTCAATTCACTACCCCATCCAGATAACCCCATACGCACCACATCCCCATTGAACCGTTCTACCAGTACAAAACGTACTACCTTCTCTGCCAACTCACGTTTGCCCTGGGCAGTTAACCCCTGCCGCTTATCCTTACCATATGTCACAACATGGTTAGGTAGCTCTGCCAGCAGATAATCACGTACTACATTGCCCTCACGATCAAGTAGGTCATCATTGAGACGTTGCCAGTACTGCTTGTTCGCCTTAAGACGTTCTAAGTACTCAAGTACATCAGCAGGTTTTAGACCGCGTTTGATGAAGGTACTAACGAACTCGCGTTGTACCTCTGCCTCTGGAGTATCTACCGTAACATCCCATGAGTTGGTATCCGGTCTGTACTGACTCATAACAAGTTCAATACAGTCCTCATGTTTAAGCTTTTCGAGTTCCTTCACCTCTTTCCGCTGAGCCTTTAGATCTATTGCCCGTACTGAACGTTGAGGCTGGGTAAACTTAAAGCCATAGCTTGTTAGCTGTTGTGCATAATATTGAAAATCATATTTGGATTTAATTGCACGATCTTCACTCATTTCATAATCTACCTTCGTATATGAAACTTCCATTTTCATACCGTTCCAGTACACATTTTCCATCCGGTTTTCACGGCGGAAGGTAATCAAGTACTTCTCACGTTTCTGATCACTGAGTAGTGCAAGATAACGGTTCATTGCCCCTGCACTATCCTCTGCAACAGAAATGTACTCATCTGCCGTATGTAGATTTACCTCATCCAGTACCGAACCATCCGTATAGTGCCATGTATGGATAGTACCAGTACATTTACGCCATCTATTTGTTACCTGTTCAATACGTTCTGGAGAACAATCACCAATTACATGTACTTCACACTCTTTGAGTACATCATTGATATTCATCCCTTCAACAATACTGTTTGTACCAATGACTGCATCATACTTATCATCCAGTACTGGATTTTGTAGGAATGCAATTACATCTTCATTGTTCTTTGTATCTGCCGTGATTTCGAGGAAGCGAATTGATTTGCACTTCATCTTAACAACTGCAATTTCTTCTTTATTATTGAGTAGAACAATCTTCTTCAATTTTGAGTTCTGAATACGTTCACATGCAATACCAACAATATCATGATCGGTATAGATTCTGTGAAGTACTTTATCAAATGGTTGTTCTTTATGTACTCGTACAGTGTTGGCAATTTCAAGATTTGAAAAATATTCTGCACGAATAGTACCGCTCATGAGTACTACAGATTTGAATAGCTTGAAGCAATCATGTACAAGTTTATTAGTACTATTCTTGAAACCATCCAGATACAGACCGTGGGCCTCATCAATAACAAGAATCATCTCTTTGTACTTAGCATGACTGTTAACATCATTCATGATCCGCTTCAGTTGCTGGTATGTACCTACACCCTGTTCCAGATTATTGAACTCTGCCCCATCACGCTTGTTCTGTGCCACGATGGATAGTAGAGGACACGCCATTAGTGCATTGGGTACTTTTGACCAGTAGTAAGATTTCCCCGCCGAACAATCGATAATGAAAAGGTTTACGCCTGGCTTAACCTCAAACTGATCAACTACATCAGAGAGATACTGTTCAGAGGTTAAGGTAATCTCATAATCGTACTGATACTTTTCCTCAATAGTTGGTTTAACATTCAGGTACTGAGCTTTCACTACTGGTAGCGGTAGTTTGTAACCCTTGGGTAAATTCTTCTTGAGACCGCCAATATGACCATATGAGGCATTTGCCATACCTGCCATGTCACTACCGCTATGAGTAGCACCCGGACGGCCTACAGCATCCAGTACGTGTACCATGTCGAAATGGTTCACTCCCAGAGCTGCGAGACGGTTCGCCAGTATGCGGCGTTCCTCATACTCCATCTGCCCCCGGTTATGCTCTACAATGGCATTCAGTAATTCGGTACGCTCCGCATCATTGAACTCATAAACTACAGGTACTAACGGATTGATGTACTGTGCAGCAGGCTGGATGTACTCCAGCTCTCCCATAACATCCAGGAGGCGGCCTGCATTGTGATGAGCAATGAATGCACCTGCATGTACAGTGTTGAATGTTGGTAGATACTGGATCTGTAGAGATTTACTAAATGACTCATCAGAGTACCAGAAACGCTTCTTAAGAGACTCAGACCATTCAGACCACTGATCGGCATTGAGAGTATGTGCTAATGGCAGTACTACACGGAAACGCTCCCCGGCCTTGATGCCTGTACCGCCAGATGAATAGAGTACGTACTCATACTGCTGAAGATCCTGCTGTGCTTCCAGTACTGAGATACCGTTATCGATATCGAGCACCAGTGCATAATGTGCAACTACATTTGATGCACTACGAGCTGCACCCGGTTGCATTTCTGCAAAAACTACTGCATCAAATTTTGCTTTTGCACGTTCGTACTCTTCAGTACTGTTCGCCGTGAAACTTCTCCACTTACTACGATCCATAACATCCGAAACGAAAGTACTCCATTCAGTATCTGTATGGATGGTTTTGGCTACTGTTCTACCCTGCTCTAACGCTTTTTGTTTAAGTTCATCATTATCGCTGGCGAAACGGTTTTCGAAATATGTTAGTTTTAATTTTTTATTTTGATAAATACTCATGTAAAATCCTTTTAATTAATGTTTAATATTTAGATGCCAGTACTGGAATACTGGCATCTTTTTTTATCTTTTGTATTTTTTATTACTGAGTGTAATGCTGGTTACAGTATCAACAACGTCTTTAGGTAACTGCTGGTACTTGGATTCATAGTAAGTACCATTGAGAATCGAACCATATACCTGTTTTGAGGACTTTCTCTTAAACTCTGAATTACCCCATATCGTTATTGTCGTTAAAGTGTAATTACCAGTAGCATATTCTCTAAACAAATCGTTATGCTGTTCTGAACTCAACCAACCACTTGTATCTTTCTTCCGCTTTCTATTTTCAGAAGAAGTATTTTCACGGTGAGATACCCATTCAAGATTTGATTCAGCATTATTAGTGCGTTTACCATCTAAATGATGTACTTCATCACCTGGTTGTTTATTCTTATGAAATGCAGTACAAACAACGATATGCAAATTTACTGTTTTACCGTTTATTGATACTTGATAGTAACCAGTAGTTTTATTGAAGCACGTAGCAATATATTTTTTTCTCTTTACATTCCATACCTTTCCATCTGTTGATACGTAATAATCATCATTGTATTTCGCGTGATTCGATCCTTGAATCATCATAATTTACCTCTTTTTATTTTATATTGTTATTACCAAGAATAAGCTCTCTATTGATTAGGTACTGGATAGCTGCGGCTACAGAATTAAATTTCCCGCTATCTACCATGTTTTGTAAAAACTGTAATTGTGTTACTGTAATTCGCACGGTAATACGTGCGTCCTTGTTTTCTCGCAT